TTATTTATTTACAAACTTAAATTCATGCTCATTATATCTGTTGCCAACATTGGGATACTTTTGCAACAGCTTTTCTATATCCGCCATATCCTGAACTGACAAATCCACATCAACCGCCCGAGCGTTCTCTTCCAAATATTTCATCCGCTTAGTACCCGGTATCGGAATGATATTCTCACTTTGTGCCAGTATCCAGCTTAATGCAAGTTGGGCAGAAGTGACACCTTTCTCCGCAGCCATACCGGCCAAATCAGTAGCCAGATATTGGTTATTTACCCAATGCTCACCAGTGTATCTCGGCAAATGCCTGCGAAAGTCATTTTCACCCAATGTCTCTACACGGATTGCATTGGCAACCAGCCCCCTACCCAATGGTGAGAAAGGAACTAACGTAACTCCCAGTTCCTTGGTCAGTGGCAGGATTTCTTTCTCCACATCGCGGGTCAGCAGAGAATATTCACTCTCTACAGCGGCAATAGGATACACAGCGCAAGCTCTTCGCAAGGATTCGGGCGAACACTCACTTAAACCTAAATATCGGACTTTACCTTCGCGCACCAGTTCAGCCATTGCTTCCACAGTCTCTTCAACCGGAACAGCAGGATCTATCCGATGAGCATAATACAAATCAATGGTTTCTATTTTCAATCGCCTCAGGCTGTTTTCTACCGCTTGTTTAATATACCGGGGAGAACCGTCCACATAACTTTCACCACCACCAAATACACTGCCTTGATTATTACGTAAACGAAAGCCAAACTTTGTAGCAATAAAAATCCGGTCTCTTTTTTCACTTACCATCTTCGAAAGCAGTTCCTCATTGGCTCCATTACCATACACATCAGCCGTATCCCAAAAGTTTATGCCCAATTCCAAAGCACGGTGCAACGTTGCGATACTCTCTTTTTCGTCCGCCACCCCATACGCAGCACTCATTCCCATACAACCCAGTCCGATAGCGGAAAGTTGCACATCTGTTTTACCTAATTTTCTGTACTTCATAATTTTAATATTTCATTTCGGTGCAAAGTTAGGTGTTAGCGTACGGACGGATGAGTACTATTCAAATCATCCTTTGTACAAATCAAATAGTTACCTTCCCCCTGACTTCAGTCGGCGACTTACCTGTATGTTTACGAAAGAACTTACTAAAGTAGGAAACAGACTCAAAGCCCAGTCCAAATGCCATTTCTGAAATAGAAAGATTGCTATGTTGCAGATATTGAACAGCTTCTTTTACGATTCTTTCTGCAATAAGTACTGAGGTCGTTTTTCCTGTCGTTTCTTTAATAACCTTATTCAGATGGTTCACATGCACAGACAACCGATTGGCATAATCAGTCGGCGTACGCAGAACTAATGCAGCACGGGGATAATCTATCGGAAATTGCCTTTCCAGTAACTCCATAAACAATTCTGCAATACGCTGTGAAGCATTCGGATGCGATTCATACTGATTAGCATCCTGCATCCTCATGGCCGTATGTATCAGTAAATGAAGATAACAACGCAACACATCAAGTGTACCTGCGTAACCGGATTGTATCTCTTCCTGCATCTGAGCATATATATTTTGTACTTTCATCAGTTGAGATTCACCCAGGAAGAAGACTTTATCACCCGTCAGTTTAAATAAAGGTGTATTCGCCAAAGATCCGTTCTTCTCTTCGGATTGCACAAACTGCTCATTAAAAATGCAGAACATACCCCTCTGCTCTTCACTGACAGACTCCCAAGCATAAGGCACAAGAGGATTGGAAAACAGCAGCGCCGGACGATCTACCAGAATCCATTTATCAGCATAATATAATTTCCCAATACCCATGATTAAAGTTACTTTATAGAAATCCCGATAGCTGAATTGCACAGTACCGAAATTGCACCGGCGGGAGAAGATATTGAAATATTCTTTCCCTTTAGAATAAGTTGCATCCAGTTTCGGATCGCAACGTTGTATTCTCTTGTAGAATTGAGGAATTGTTTCAGCCATTATTCAAGTCTCACTAAATGATACACCGTCCCCCTATTCGTCTTCTTGCAAGGGATATCCAATTTCTTCAGCGAACGGCCGAAGTGCCCTATTTTGCTGACCGACAGTTTATCGCGGGTTTTCTGCTGTAGATAATTGAATATCTCCATTGCGGTCAGCCATTCCCCTTCCCGTTCTTCTTCCGTCACCCGGAAATAACAGTGGAAAAGCTGTTCGAGCGGACTGACCTGTTCAAAATCCCGGTTGGTCTCTTTCAGGATAGCTTCGTCCTCATCATTCAGCCAGTAGCGCTCACCCTCAAAGTCCACCCGGTCATTCACGTCCAGGGCGATATATTCGTAATGCGTGAAAGAGAGTGTCAGGACATTGTCACCCTGCACCTCCTTCACCTGGGTGGAGCTGTCGCCCGCCTCGATATCGGTCCGTCTGTTGCCGTTGCTGTCATAGATGGTCAGCATGTCTGTATCTTGTTTAAACGTCGTTTGAATAGGGTTTGAATCACATTTATATGACCGGGACAGGTTCCCGGAACTTCACCTTGAACTTGCCGGCGTGCACGCCTTCCTTCCAGAGATAGGTCAGAGGCTGGAACTTGCTGCAATCCGTATATTTCACACGGAGAGTCAGGGCAAGTTGGGGAAAGGAAATCTCAAGCCACCCGTCACGGCCTTTCTTCAGGAAATTGATGAACTCGAAATACTTCTTCAGCCAGCCGGCCTGCGTTTTGCCAAACAGGGCGAAATGAAGCGTCACGTCACGGGCCTCGTTCCTGGGCGTCAGCACGGAGGAATATTTCTCCCCGTCCTCCTCCCGGATATTCACAGCCGTGTCCGTTTTCGTCTTGCTCGGGGTCAGGATGGCGGTCAGGTTATCCATCCCGCCGCGCTTGTCCTCAACGAGGAACACCCCGTATGTACTCCAGATGTCGGTACCGTTGACAAGTACCAGACCGCCTAAGATCTTTTCCATATCATTTGCATTTTACTCCGTCACGATTGATTTTACGAATCTCTTCCTCTATTTTGCCAAGGTGCGACGCGCTCGTGCCGGTGTTCTCCTCGATACGGGCAAGATGCCCCTCGGCGGTGTTCATCTTGTCGATGACGCTCTCCATCTTCTCATCGATGCTCGACCAGTGTTGCAACCCGCTGGTGAACATGCCGTCCAGTTTTGTACCCTGGTCCTGTGTCATGGCTGAAAAACCGCCGGTTTTGGCGCTCTGGCTCGTACCGCCCGAGTTATCGTACCCGGTGGCCGCGGCAAGATTGTCACGAAGAGCGATGGCTTCCTCGACATACTTCATGTACTCGTCCTGGAGGGCCTTACGCTCGGCTTCTGTAAGGTCATTGTCTTCCATCGCCTTGCCGAATTTCTCCCACCAGCCTTTCAGCTTGTCGGAATACAGCTCACCGATCTTGTTTGACAGCATCGCACGCATGAAATACTCGGATATGTCCTCCGCCGCGGCTGCGGCATCATACTTCATATCCATCAGGTTATCCACGAAACTGCTGTACATGCTGTCGAAGGAAATACCGGTGAGACCTTCATACAGCTGGTCGGTAAGTTCCTCCAGCTTGCCCGCCTGGTCGATATAGTCATCCAGCTTCTCGGTCAGACGACCTCCATATCCGCCCTTGCCGGTATCCTGGATCTGCGTCCACATGTCCACGTTACTGCGCAACTTCTTCATCTCCTCCGGACTTAGGTTCCAGATGTCACCGTTCCAGCTACGCCCGATCTGACCGCTCAAACGGTCAATCTGTTCCTGTGAGAAACCGCCCCAGTAATAATTCCAGCTGTGATGCGAACCGTGATAGCCGGCCTGCGACATGGCCATGTCCAGATAGTTCGAGTTCGTCTCCTGCTGGAGCCTGTAGGCATCCCGGTAGGCGGCCACGGACTTTGTACCCTTGCTCGCCTTGATCTCCTCCGTCAGGTCCTCGATAGCCGTCTGCAAGGTCTCGTTGCGCTCGGTCAGCCGGTCGATGGTTTCCTGGACCTCTTTGGCATTGCTTGAAGTCGTCCAGGAGGAAAATCCGCCCCAGGTCAATGCGTCGAATATCTTGCCCACACCGGAAAGCAGCGATTTTCCGATAGTCACAAAAAGATCACCGGAAAGCACATCGTCAAGAATACCGCTCACGGCATTGAACACCGCGTCGAGCAGGCCACCGATGACCACACTCAAACCATCTTTGAAAAGGTCTATAATACTTACAATCCAGCCGACAACAGGCACATCCTCAAGTGTTTCGGAAACCTTTCCGAAAGCCTCTCCCAGTTTGCCGTCCACTTCCTTGGCACCTTTGCCGAGTGTGATCAGGCCATTATACGCCCCGCTGATACTGCCGGAGGCAATCTGCTGCAATCCGTCCCTCACATTCTCCATACTGGTCTTCAGACCGGAGGCAGTATTCGAGAGGGACTGCCGGGCACTGTCAGCCGTTTCCTGCAAGGCGTTTATATTCTCACTCGCGGCATCGGCATTAGCCTGCGCCGTTTCCAGGGCTTGCCGGGCGGACTCCTTCTCCTGTTCGGTTCCGGACTGTTGCGCCTCAATGTATGATTTCTGGGCGGCAATGAGTGCCGTATAGGTGTCCGCATACACCGCCTGTGCCTCCTTCAGGTCTGAAAGGGCTTTCTGGTAGGCAGTAACCTCGGCACCCAGTTTCTTGAAACTGACCTTGCCGGAACCGCCCAAAGCCCTCTCCATCTGCTGGACGGCAGAGACAAGCGCGTCCTGGCTGGCATGGTCGGCATTTCGGAACTCGTCAGTGAGCATGTATTTTCTGGCATCCGCCAATACAGGCTTTATCATATCGGAAAACATCCCGCCGAATTCACCGAAGACAGTACCCCAGTCAATACGGGCTTTCAGTTCCTGCACTTCGATGCCGGCAAGTTTGCTGTCACGTTCAACACCGAGAGAGAGCTTCTCGCTGCCGGACGTCGTCTTTTGTATCTTTTCCGCATATTCGGTCGCGATGGCGAGTTTCTGCTGCTGGAAGGTGCCGTAGGCCTGCAAATATTCCTGCATCACTCCGAACTCTTCCCGATAAGCTTCCGCTATTTTCTTCTGTCGGCCGGACTCGTTCAGCTCACGGGCCTTGTCTATTTCGGACTGCTGATCTTCCGACAGCGAACCGGACTGCCCCGCTTTCGCGTTGTCACGTTTCCAACCGGCTTCCTGCCTGGCTATTTCATCCTTGCGTGCCTGGTATTCATTGTCTATCTGGCGCAGCTTCTTCTCCAGCCCCTCGGTCATCATCTCAATCTCCGCCTCGTCATTCTTCCTTTGCAGCCCGGCGAGTTCCTGGCCCAGCTTTTCAGAAACCTGTTTGCGGCGTTGGGCTTCTTTCTCCGCCTTGTCCGCCTTCTTCCGTTCGGCCTCGGAATCCTTATCCTCACCGGGCTTGACCTTGTCGTACTCCTTTTTGGCGGTATCGACGGCATCCTTCAGTTCTTTCGCCTTCTTCTCAAACTCCTCACGGGAAAGGCTGTTGGACGTTTCCTGAAGAAAGGCGTTATAAGCCTTGAGCGCATCCTGGTATTTCTCTTTTGCCGCAGCCACCCAGTCAGTGCTTGAATCCGTGGGCAGGTTACGCCGGTTTTGTTCCGAAACCAGTTTGTTCAGCTGATACTTCAGTTCGTCACGGGAATAAGTTCCGGTAAGATTTTCGTCACCCTGCGTAATCTTTCCGTATTCCTTCTCCTGGACAGACATCCGGGCAAGCAGGGTTCTACGCTGCTTTATCTGCTGTGCAAGGGTCTCGTTACTCACACCGGTCAGGTTTTCGAAATAGGCATTTACCTCGTCCTTGCGGATTTGTCCGTTCAGGCTCTTGCGTTTTCCGTACAGATTCTGAAGCTCTGCCTCCTCATCCCTTGAACGTGCGGATTTCCGGACATATCGGGCTCTTTGCCGCCCGTAGCTGTCCTGGTAATATTCGGTTGCCAACCGGGTCTTGCCTTCAAGTTCTTTTATCCTGTCATCCACACGTTTCAATTCATTGGCGGGATTGGATATGGACTCACCGGCTTCCAATCGGGCTATCTCTTCCTTGATTTTCTTGATATTCTTCAGTTTCTCATACTCGGTGTCGTATTTGGAGAATATATCCGGATATTTCTGTTCCAGCTTGTTTAGCGCCTCACGCCGGGCATCCGTGGACACGGCTTCATCCCCGGCAATGGAACACAGTTCCTCTATTTTGCGCCTGTGCTCTTCCTCGGCCTCTATGGTTTTCTGCTTCTGCTGCTGATACCTTTCCTCGGATTCCTGCAAACGTTCGGTTTCCGTCTTCATGGAGATCAGTGCCACGGCAACACCGGCAAGCAGGGTCGCAACCAGCACATAGGGATTGGAAAGCATGGTCCGGTTGAGCATTTTCTGCGCTTTCTCAACCAGCAGGAGCCAGTTGTAATGCAACGCCTCCGCAGCCACCGCCCAGCCTTTCACGGCCGTGACTGTCATGACGGCGGTCCGGTACACACCATACGTACCGACAAGCCCGAGCAGGATACGGCCGAAACGTTCGTAATGCTCCACCATGTAGGAAACACCGGAAAGCGTGGTGTTGATGACACCTTCCGACTGTTGCCCGATTTCATTGAACATCATTGAAACGGCATCCTCTATATTGGAGATCTGTCCGGTTATCGTTTTGGATTGTGCCTCCATCAGACCACTGAATTTTCCGCCCTCGTCCGTCAGGCTCTCTATGACCTTCTGCACTTCGGGAAAACCGACCTTGCCTTCCTCCACAAGCTCCTTCACCTTGCTTTCAGCCACGCCGAACTGCTTGGCCAGTTCGGCGATCATAGGGATGCCCCGGCCGGTGAACTGGTTCAGGTCCTGTGTATAAAGCCGTCCCTGGGACATGGTGGTGCCGTAAAGATAGACCAGATCGTTCAAAGGGATGGAAAGTCCGGCAGCGATGTCACCCAAGCGGATCAGCGTCTCGTTCACTTTCTCCGCTCCAAACCCGTAGGCAAGAAGCTGCTTGGCACCCTGCGCGACATCCTCCAGGCCGAAAGGAGTGGTCGCGGCCGTATGTACCAACTGCTGCATCAGGGTGTCGGCCTTCTCCGCACTGCCGAGCATGGTCTGAAACGACACCTCCAGCTGCTGGAACTCGCCGCGTACCTTGGTGATGTTCGACACCAGCTCCTTGATAGTAAAGGCGGCCGCCAGCTTGCCGACGGTGTTGTTCAACAGGGAACCGCTCCTGTCAAGTTCCCGGATCTGTCTGTTGGCGGACGATGCCTGCTGGGACATCCGCTCGATCTTGCCCACGGCCTTGTCAAGACGGGCGCTCAAATGGTCCACCATAAGGAATTCTATTTGTACCGGTTTCATCTATTTTAGCTTGCTTTGAAAAAATCCTACTATTCCATCCGCTTCATCCTCGGCGCTCCGCTCATCCGCAGGACCGGAAGATCCGGACTTGTCACGGACATACCGGGGAGCGTCACTAAGCATCATGATCAGGGTCTGGTAATTCACCTTGTTCAGTATATAGTCCACGCTCCAGCCGGTGGCACTGGCAATCTGCCACACAAAACCGAAAGGGCTATGGGAGCCTTCATAACGGCTCTTTAACTCCCCTTCTTTCTTTGGCTCAGTCTCAAGCTCATCGGATTCGTCCGCTCGGCTGATCTGATAATAGGTATAAAAGGGTCGGTACCCATCAGGCTGACAAAACGCTTGATCGCACCCACCAGATAACGCTGTTCCATGAAGTTCCTTATGAGCCATGCCACCGGGCGCAAAAGCACGCGGCGGCTGAAAGGGCCACGACAAAGGGTATAGGCCACCATACGGCTCACCGCCTTGCCGTGAGAGGCCAGAAACTGCATTTCCTCCTCCTTGCTGAACCCCCACATCTCCTCACTGGTGATCCCCATCGACAAATATGTCCGGGCAAAAAGAATCTGACCGGACATATAAGGCCGCCTCATGGTCACGCGCAGCTCCAGCGGGGATTTCCTGAAAGGGATATGAAACGCTTTCAGCGGGACGCTCACACCGATATCCAGCAGCGCGTCCGCACCCTCACGCTGGATCTGCTTGATGACAGCTTCGTCCATACGCTACTCCTCGGCCAGGTTAGTGGAAGCAGCAGCGGCAGATTCAGCAGGAGGCAGTTTATACTGTTTCCACTCTTCCGGGATAGAATCCGTATTGAATACGCCATGGGGCTGGGAGCCGTCTTCCGGCATGGCCACTTCCAGCGTGCATTCGATTTTCGCCGTTTCTGTCAGGGTCAGCTTGCCGCCGAGATTGGAAAGTAGCGTGCCATTGGGAATCAGGATGCTCTGCCCCGAAACAAGGGCTATTTCCCACGGACCGGTCAGCAACACGGCTGCCGTCGGGGCCGTCCAACCAATCGGGGTTTTCTTTTCCGAGTCCTCTTCCTTGTAGTGCATGGTACCACCCAGCAAGCTATGCAGGTTTTCGTAGTTCAGCTGGATAACGTTGAACGTGGGGGCGATGCTGCCATTCGACTGGGGAATGATAAGCACCGGGGTTCCCGGCACCTGCTCCGCCTCGATTTTGGCGGATTCGGGTTTCTGCCCGCCCATGTCAAACGAATTCTTCTCTATGTAACCCACCACAAAGTCCTTGTATTTCACGGCACCGACGCCGTACATGAAATTCTTATTCATTGTTTCTTGATTTTGAAAGTTAATACTATGCCGGCAACACATCCGGTTATAAAAGCGGCCAGCGCTATTTTAACGGGACTAAAGCGACGTTCAAATTCCGTTTCAACTGTGAATGAGTCCTCATGTGTCTCATTACGGATACGGGTCAGTTCCTCCTCATAACACAGTACCAGCCGCTGGAGGCTGTCGCAGGATGCCTCCGCTATGATATTGCCGGCCGCATCGCTCTTCACCGTCAGGCCCGCCTGCCCGTTCCTGGAATGGTAGGACGAACCGGAGGGAAGTTTACGGAGGCTGTCCGGAGGGATCGTCAGGCTCACCGCCGATTTCGGAATCCCCGCCATCAACAACCCCCGCCTCACGTTTGACACGTTGTCGGCGCTTGACGACAGGCTGCTGTTCCGGTTCACCTCCGTCCTGCTCTTTCGAGTACTCGCGCATCCCGTAAAGAACAGGACAATCATCATGATGCCTGCAACTGTTGGCAGTATCAATGGCTTTCCGGAGGCGTGCCATTTCACGCCGGGTCGCCTGCAAAGCTTTCCTGTTTTCATTCAGTTCCTCTTTTAAGGGTTCTACAATATTCTCGATCAGGATACGGGTGGCATGTTCGGTATTGTCAATCCGTACCGTCTCGGCTTCGGCGGTAGCCTTCTCCGCTTTCGCCCTCGCTTCCCTGACCGTTGATTTCAGGGTGATGATGGCTATTATCGTGGCTACCAGACCACCGCCCAGCACCAGATTCATGACAGCACTGAAGTCCATACGCACACTGGTCTTTCAGGTCAAAGCCTATTTACCGGCATCCTTACCCGCAAACAGTCCGATGAGCCACTGGACAAATCCCGTATCGGCAACACCATTGGACACAAGGGACGCACCGAACCCGTAACACAACGCGATATACCACGTGGCATCAGCGACAAAGCCCGCATCCAGCCACCATAAAAGCATGGCGGCCACAATGCCCACACACCAGCTGACAATCTGTGTCGCCAAGCCCTGCATTTTTGGAAACAGAGCCTTGATCCCTTCCGTGAGCAACACCACGCCACCGACAAAACCGGCAAAGGTGGTGATCATCGCGCTATAATCGACTTCCGGTACTGTACCGGTCTGGGCAAAAGTTGCTGACACGAATCCGAGTATCAGCACAAAGAATAAAAGAAATCTTTTCATGTTGTTGTTGATTTATTGAGTTATACCTATTTGTTTAAGCCATCTCTGTACATCAAAACTGGGGCAGGCTTTGGCCGCCAGTTCATTGTGACCGACGATTCTCACATCGGGAAAACGACGATGGAAATCCTTCACGTACTTCTCAAGCGCCTTTTTCTGCCAGGAGGTACGGGTGTCCGCAGGCGTTTTACCATCCTTTGCACACCCGCCGGCATAGACGATATGGCGGGCCCCCGGATTTTAACCAGCCCCCCCGCCTCTGCCAACGATCATCACATCAACCTTTGCTTCCTCCAGTGCACGGATTCCCCGTACCACACTTTCAGACGCGCCATCCCCCTGTACCAGTGCCGGATACAGAAGAATCTGCACATATGGATTTCTCCGCCTGGTAATGTTGATAATATCGCGCACTGCCGCTCCGGTTGGTGCCGTTACAACACCAACTGTCCGCACATATTTTGGAATCGGCTTTTTATATTCCGGCGCAAACATTCCCATTTCTTCCAGCTCTTTTTTGAGCTTTATAAATTTTTCATAAAGAAGTCCCGCACCATCCAGTACGATCTCCTTTGCATAAACCTGATATCTGCCATCTCTTTCATAGACGCTGACGCTTCCAAGCACGATTACCTGCTGCCCTTCCTGCATACGAAAAGAAAGCCCGCTGCGCTGCCCGGCAAACATAACACAGGCAATCGTTCCGGACTCATCTTTCAGTGAAAAGTACAGATGTCCTGAAGTATGGTACTTACAGTTTGACACTTCCCCTTTGATATAAATTCGATTCAACATAAAGTCTTGCGTAAACATATTCTTAATGTACGCATTGACCTGTTTTACAGTATATACATTTCGCATGATTTCTGATTCTTATGCAAGCTTTCCGAGTACACCGTTGACAAATGCCGGTCCCTCATCTCCCGAAAAATTCTTTGCCAGCTCAACTGCTTCATTGATCGCTACTTTGACCGGCACTTCGTCATCCCACTTCATCTCATATACGGCAAGACGAAGAACAGAAAGATCCACTTTATTCATACGTCCGGTTTTCCAACCGGTTGTATGTTCATTGATCATCGCATCGATTTCTTCTTCGTGTGCTGCGATATCTTTGACCTTTTT